GTAGAGGAACAGAACCTCTTAACATTGAAAAGATACATGAAATGGTTGAGTATGCTTGTGAAGACATAACAGGAGTTTCATCATCACAAGTAGAAATGAAAAGTGGTTTACAATTCTATGATGGTATAACTACAGATGATATTCAACAGATACTAGTTAAGTCAGCTGCTGATCTAGTAGATTTAAATTATCCTAATTACACCTACGTAGCATCCAGATTACTATTATACAGTTTAAGAAAACAAGTTATCGGTAAGTTATGGGATCACCCACACTTTTATGACCATGTAAAAAAAGTTGTAGATTCAGAATTATACGACAAAGAAATTTTTACAAACTATCAAAGAAAAGATTTTGATAGAATGGAAAACTGGCTCAATCACAATAGAGATTATGACTTTACCTATGCAGGTTTAAGACAAGTCATAGACAAATATCTTGTACAAGATAGAAGTACAAACGTGGTATACGAAACACCTCAATTCATGTACATGATGATTGCGGCTACACTATTTGCAAAATATCCAAAAGAAAGGAGAATGTCATATGTTAAAAAATATTATGACGCTATATCAACCTTTAAGATTAACATTCCGACGCCTGTTATGGCTGGCGTCCGTACCCCTCTTAAGCAGTATGCTTCTTGTGTCCTTGTTGACATTGACGATACTTTACCCAGTATCTTTAGTAGCGACATGGCTGTTGGGCGTTATGTTGCCCAAAGGGCTGGGATCGGAATTAACGCAGGAAGGATCCGAGGTATCAACTCACGTATTAGAGGCGGTGAGGTTCAACATACGGGTGTTATACCTTTTCTTAAAAAATTTGAAGCAACTGTTAAGTGCTGTACTCAAAACGGAGTACGAGGCGGATCAGCAACAGTACACTTTCCAATTTGGCACCAAGAAATAGGTGACATTATTGTCCTTAAAAACAATAAAGGTAGTGAAGATAATAGAGTTAGAAAATTAGACTACTCAATACAACTATCTAAACTATTTTACGAAAGGTTTATCAACAACGAAGATATAACTTTGTTTTCACCACACGAAGTACCAGAGTTATATGACGCATGGGGAACACCTGACTTTGATGATCTATATATCAAAGCAGAAAGAAAAATCAGCGTTACTAAAAAGAAGATAAACGCACAAGAATTATTTTTTGATATATTGAAAGAACGTGCTGAAACAGGCCGTATCTATATTATGAATATTGACCATTGTAATACTCACTCATCTTTTAAAGATAGAGTTTACATGTCAAACCTATGTCAGGAAATAACTTTACCAACCACTCCAATACAACATATTGATGGCGAAGGTGAGATTGCTTTATGTATCTTATCTGCCATCAATGTGGGTAAAATAAACAAACGTGATGAACTACAACCATTGTGTGATTTAGCAGTAAGAGCTTTAGATGAAATAATAGATCATCAAAAGTATCCTATTGACGCTGCTGAAAAATCTACAAAGGCACGTAGAAGTTTAGGTATTGGTTATATTGGTCTTGCTCACTACCTTGCAAAGAAAGGTTACAAATACGATCAGAAACTTGCATGGCGACAAGTTGATAAGTTAACCGAAGCATTTCAATATTATCTATTACATGCTAGTTTAGACCTTGCAAAAGAAAAAGGTCCTTGTTCAGCATTTAAATCTACAAAATATGCAGATGGTATATTGCCTATTGATACATATAAAAAAGATGTTGACGAGTTAGTTAAAAGAGAATTTACTTACGATTGGGAACATTTAAGAAAAGAAATAAAAGAACATGGTTTAAGACATAGTACATTGTCAGCACAAATGCCTAGTGAATCTTCTAGTGTAGTTTCAAATGCGACAAATGGTATTGAACCACCTAGAGATTATTTGTCTGTTAAGAAATCTAAAAAAGGACCTTTAAAACAAATAGTACCTGAATATTCTAAACTAAAGAACTTCTATACTTTACTTTGGGATATGAAAGGGAACGAAGGATATATAAATATCGTTGCTGTAATGCAAAAGTATTTTGACCAGGCCATATCAGGTAACTGGTCATATAATCCTGAAAACTATACTGAAGGTCAGGTGCCTGTATCAGTAATGGCACAAGATTTATTGACAACATATAAATTGGGTTGGAAGACTTCTTATTATCAAAACACATATGATAGTAAGAAAGACGAAGACGAACCTACTCACCCGATTGGGTTCCACGATAATGTGCCTGAAGATAAACCAAAAGAAGAGGACGAGAATTGTGACTCGTGTACAATATAAATGAAGACAGTTTTTAATAAGAAACAAAATTTAGATACGACAAAACAACCTTTGTTTTTTGGCGAAGACCTCGCTGTACAAAGATATGATACAATGAAGTATCCTATTTTTGATAGATTATGTCAACAACAATTAGGTTTTTTCTGGCGACCAGAAGAAGTATCTTTACAGAAAGATAGAAACGATTATGCTCAACTGTCTGAATCACAAAAGTTTATATTTACATCTAATCTAAAGTATCAAACAATGTTAGATAGTGTACAAGGCAGAGGGCCTTGTCTAGCATTTTTACCATTTGTAACTAATCCTGAATTAGAGGGTTGTATAGTTGCATGGGATTTTATGGAAACTATACATAGTAGAAGTTATACATACATTATTAAAAACCTATACTCACAACCAGGTGAAGTATTTGATACTATTATACAAGATGAAAAAATTGAAAAGAGAAGTACAGCAGTAACAGAAGCATACGATCATCTTATAAATTTAGGTTACAAATATCAATTAGATCCAAAGTCGGTTGATATATATGATTTAAAGAAAGCATTATGGCTTGCATTAGTAACTGTAAACGTACTAGAAGGTTTAAGATTTTATGTATCATTTGCTTGTAGTTTTGCATTTGGTGAATTAAAACTTATGGAAGGTTCTGCTAAAATATTATCATTGATTGCTAGAGATGAAAGTCAACATCTTGCAATGTCACAACAAATAATCAAAGCATATCTTACAAAAGAGAATGATAAGGTTATGAATAAGGTAATAAAAGATACACAAAAAGAATGCTATAAAATATATGATGACGCAGTATCACAAGAAAAAGAATGGGCAAGTTATCTATTCTCAAAAGGTTCTATGATAGGACTATCTGAAAAATTGTTACATCAATATGTTGAATATATAGCGAATAGAAGAATGAGAATGATAGGGCTAGAACAAAAGTATGAACACTCATCATCAAACAATCCATTACCATGGACTGTACATTGGTTCAATAGCAGATCACTTCAAAATGCACCACAAGAAACTGAAATAGAATCATATGTTATAGGTGGTGTAAAACAAGACGTAACAAAAGATCAATTCAAAAAGTTTAAACTATAATGGCTAAAGAGGAAGATAAAAATAAGGTACAGATAAGTTGTCCTAATTGTGATGTAAGTTATTGGGTTAAGTGGGAAGACGAAGACCACGAACCTACAACTTGTCCTTTTTGTGGTGCCGATACTACTATACATGATGATGACGCAATCTTTGAGGGTGATGAAGAAGACGATTGGAATTGATTATAGTTTAACTAGTCCTGCTATATGTGTATGTAGAGGTGAATTTAAATTTGAGAACTGTAAGATATACTACCTTACAAATGTGAAAAAATATGAAATTACAGCTGGCAATATAAATGGCAGACTACATCTACCCTATACCTCCGAGCAACAACGACACAATCAGATATCGGATTGGGCGCTTTCTATTATTGATACTGCTATTGGTAATATTTTTATAGAGGGTTACTCATATGGATCAAAAGGTTTAGTATTCAACCTAGCAGAGAATATGGGATTACTCAAACATAAACTTTTTAAACTAAATAAACGATTTGAGGTCATAGTACCAGGTCAGATAAAAAAGAATGCTACTGGCAAAGGTAATGCAGATAAGCTGAAGATGTATGAGCAGTTTGTAAAAGATACAAACATTGACCTAGTCAAAGAATTTGAGCAATCTAAACTCAATAATCCAGTCACCGACATAATAGATTCATATTATATTGCAAAATATGGGTACGAATCATAGATGTTCTTGTTTTGTTCTCATAATTATTCCTAAAAAGTCAATAAAATCAACGTTTTTTGTGCTTGACAATTACGTAATTTTATGTTAGATTATGTGTATATTATGAAAAAAGACGATATACAAAACATTACAAACCTTAAATTTACAGATCAATATTTCAAATCATTTAGTATAGTATATAAAAGAGAATATGTTGACTCTGAAGATCAATACGATCCTAATTTCTGGATAGGTCACTCCATTTACAAAAATGTACCTATGTCAAAAATTAAATTTTATAGAAAACAAATACTTAAAATCAAAGATATATTAGATAGGTCTTTTAAAGAAGACGCTAGTAACTTTACAGGTGCTACTGGTATTGAAATTGTATATCCAGATGAGTATTACCAAACATATGAAGATGTATTTGAAGATAGTGCTAAAGGTGACCTATCTTTATTTAATGACTATGGTCAGTTATACAAAAGACAAGGGTTTAGAAAAGACTTTGATCCTGACTTAACACAAAATTACAAAACAAAAAGAAATTACATATATCAATTAAACTAAAGGAGACACTATGCAAATTAAATTAGGAGATATAATAACAGATGAAAGAGGTAGAGTTGGTGAAATAAACAACATCGGTATCGCAGTAAGAAAAGAAGACATTGCTGCTGAAGATGATACCTCATTGAGTGCTAAAGAATATGATACTGATCTAGGATATACAGGTGCAATCACTTTCGGTGGTTCTAATTGGTGTTATTTTGCTCAAATAAAATCTGTATCAACAAAAGAAGGATCAGATGTTGATGTGGCAATTGAACAAGAGAATGAGTGGTGGAAATAATGAACGGATATTTTGCTGTACAATTAGATAAACAAAGTTGTAACGTTGTAAAAAAACTTGCTACAAAAGATATACTTGTTTCAGATCACGTTACACTTGCATATAAACCTATCAAAAAAGTTTATGACAAGTACTCTAAACTTGTAGGTAAAAAAGTAGGTGTGTTTATTAAAGGCTATAGAGCAAACAATCACATTGACGCATTGTGGGTTGATAATATGTTTGATAAAGATGGTAACAAAATCAAAAGACATGATAAAGGTGCTGCTCATATCACATTGTCACATAAGACAGGATATAAATCAGGTGACGCTAACACTATGTTTACAAACCCAAAAGTAAAAGATAAAAAATATGGTTACGTAGAAGGAAAGGTGAAATATATAAGTTATGTTTATTAAAGAAAGAGAATACCTAGACAAATTAGAAATGGCTATTGACAAATTAGATAGTTTAGATTATAATAAACTATCAGATATAAAATCTGTAGTTAATGACGCAAAAGATGACCTTACATCTATTAGAGATGAACTTAAAGAGGAAATTGAAAAGTTTGATACATGGGCAGACGAAGAGTCTAAAAAAGAACCTATGATTGTAACAGGATTAATGAGTCAAGGAACATAATGGCATTGTTATATACAAAAAATACAAGTGGTGCTATTCGTAGATTACGAAGAAGAAAACCAACTAAAGAATATTTAGCTGCTCTTGCTAAACACGTAAGATATTTACGTAAACTAGGTTTTAAAGTTGACGCAAAAGGCAGAATAAAATTAGATAAGAAAGGTAGATACAAAATCAATACGTTTGTACCCTATGAAACCCCTAAAAGAGTATCTATTCCTTTGTCTAACAAAATGGGTAGTGGTGGTACTAAACCAGATAACTCTTGGAAGATTGAGGCAAGTAAAAGATTTACTGTTGCCCCAGCTTACAACAAAGGACCATATCAGGTCATTGCAAAAGAGGATATCAAAACAGCGGGAAGGAAGATATAATGTGGGATATGAAAAAATCACTATTATTTGCTACGTTATTGGTTACAGTAATACTAATATCAATGAATATGGCAAGTGCTGATGATAAGAAGACAATCACACCACAAGAGTTTGTTACAAATGTTGCTGAAGTACCAGGTAAACTTGTAACCTTTATAGGTAGTGAAGTTGAGAAAACAAAAGCATATCAAACGAAAGTTTGGTCAGAGGCAAAAACAAAGTGGCCTTGGACAATGTTAAAAGGTAAAAACAATGCTTCACAAGATTAGTGAATTTTGTAAGAAGATTGATAGTATTCAAGCTCAGAGTAATAGGTTGTACGATTTAAAGTACAAACAACCTAAAACTACTGAGCGGGATGCTGAGATCAACCATTTGATTGAAGACATACAATCACAATGCAAATTATTGGGAAATGATAAAAACCCTTATAATACATAGGTTTTTAGGGGCTTGACAAATAGACAATTGTATGATAGAATTAACTAATAAACTAACAAAAGGACTACATTATGATGACTAAAGAACAAATATTTGACGAATTTAAGATTGCAAAAGATAAAGATATTGCAAAATCAACAACTAAACCACCATATGAGAATGTGTTTACAAATAGACTTAACGTGTTGAAATCTCATAAGGATGCTAAAAAATCACATCCAAAATCTTACAGACATTTAGATATTAATTTTGATAATCTAATACTTG